TACTGGTATACCACAAGATATAGCTTCTAACAAACTCCAACCATATCCTTCTAGCTCTTTGACATGAAGAAGCAATCTACTAATACCTAAGGTACGTCTTAGATCAGTATTAAAAATTATATGTGGGGTTCTATTACCTTCAGAAACTCCAAAGGGTATAAAAGCTATATCTTGGTTTGTTTCTCTTATAGCATTATAAATATTCCAAGATCTATGCCAATATTTTTCATAAAAATGAATATAGCTAGGCACAATATAACTATCCTCACATCTATCAAGTTTATGATAAAAATTATAATCTGGTGGCAAATAGAACAGAAGCTTATTTTTTATATTACATTGATTATATGTATGAGTATCGTTAGAAATAAGAAAATTACTGTGTGAGTTATTATATGGTACACCATTATTTCCAGCTCTTACAACGAGTTTTGCACCAATAGCTTTGGCTGTATTCATTGCCCCTGTAATTTGTTCCCAGCATAGACAAAGAACAACATCAGGTTTAATATCAAGCAATTCATTTAGTGTGGCAAAACTTGCTTCTCCTCTTGAAGGAAGTGTGGTTATTCCATATCCAAAATAATTAGGTTCTTTATCACTAGGCACATACACTTTCCAGCCTATTGAACTAAACATATGACAAAAAGCATCAAAATCTCTTGGGTGCATGTGTGAAAAAACTATTGATGGCATATTATAATCTCCTTATACTATCAATAATTTTCTGACCTATTACCTTATAATTTAAGTTTTCATCAATATAATCCTGTAATCTCTTACCACATTCTTTTGCTTCATCTTGGTTTTCATAAGTGTATCTCATAAGTTGAGAAGCATGTTTTTCACTAGGAAATGCCCAATATTGGTCTAGGCTATACCATCGACTCCACGGCATACCATGACAGCATGTTTCAATATAATCTACAAGATAACTATTATCTGGTTTTAAATATTCTGTGACTCCACCAAAACCAGTAGCAATTACTGGATTACCTGCGGCACCAGCAGCTGCAGTAGATAGACCAAAACCTTCTCCGCGATCTAATGATATATAACAGTTTCCTTTAGCATGTAGTCCTTTAATTTCATCCTCACTTAGCATATCTAATACCATATAGACTGATGGATATATGTAACCTTCCATAGCACAAACACTTTTTAGTCGTCTCATAGTCATTCTAATAGCATCTTTTTCTGGTTCACTGTAATCACTTCTATAAGTCTTCATTACAAGTGCCACATTTTCTCCTTCTCTAAAAGTCCTCCAATAAGTTTTTATTAAAGAAAGGACATTCTTACGCTCAGTATTACCAGAAAAAAGTATTTTACCATTTCTTTCTACTAACATTGTATGATTTTTTACAGTAGCACAATAAACATAACCATCGTAATCGATCTCATCTAATACAGCTCTACTTAAAGAAGGTTCATTTTGTTTCTTATTCACAGATATTGTATATTGTAATCTCTTACCTTTTATCAACCTTCCATCTATCATTCCATATTTTTTCTTAGTCGGATCACTAGTAGATATAGCTCCTGAAAATCCAACCTTTAATAAACACTCTTGAATGTCCTCTGCCAATTTTTTAGAAGTAGTAGTATATTTCATCCAACTACCATCTTTTGAAAAACTACCATCACCCTTAAACAAGGAGTCAAGAAATGTTTTGATCTGCTCCGAGCTTAAATTTTTTAACCACATAGGTATAAACTTTTCATAACATTTACCAAACTCTTTTAAAAAGAAATATAAATCCTTAGAATTAAATATAATATCCTTGTTATTATGATTTATTGGAGTAAATCCCATCCTATCTATACATTCCCAAATTTCTTTTTTATATTGTTCATTTTTTAATTGAGTTATTGCTATTCTGTAATAATTAGAAGACTTTTCAAGTGAACCTTCAGATAAATACCAACCAAAAAATTCCAAAAAATCATTCATCACAATCTTTTTTGAATAATTAGCAGCATCTTTTTCATTATAAATATAAAAAAACTCTTCTTCTATACCCTCCCAAATACAATTCTTTTTAGACCTGTACATATTACTAACTTTTAACTTGCCATTTTTGGTTTTTGCTAAAAGTTCATTTAACGGTTTAAGTTGCCAGGATGTATCAAATTTAGTTTTAACAACCATTTTATGATCTGGAGTTACACAAACATCATATTGCCCACTACTATTTAAGTGTAGCATTTTATCTTTTCGTCTAAATTTAACTATTTTATTTGGTTTATGATATTCTAGTTTATCGTTTTCTTTATTTAAAGTTGCAATTTCATCTTCATAAAGTAAATCTTTAAAATACTTAAAACCTTCTTTAGTTAAAACTCTAGTTTGTTCATCATAACACCATTGACCTATAAAATAAAATACATAAGCATCATCCCTAATTCCACTTATGTTATAAGGCACGATATCTTTAAATTCATTAACATCCATAACATGTGGTATACAAACAAGTGGTACTTTTACTCCACTTTCTTTAAACACTTTAACATTCCAGTCACAACCGACCATGCATAAATCAGCGGTATCATTTATATATTTTGACCAGGATGGATGTAACTTACTAGTTTCCCAGATAGTGTATCCTATAAAAATTTTACCTGGTTCCTTAAATTTTTCCCAAAACTCTGGAGTTGTATGACATAACACAACATTGTAGTCAATCTTTTTATTTACTAAACTTCTTAGTATTTTCTCATCTTCTCCTAAATTAGGTTTAGCCAATTCAAAAGATATTGGTGAGATTGTTATAGGAATTCCTAGTTTATGAAGTGCTAAAACATACTGTCTACCAGCCTGGCTATAACCAGAACCATCAAAAATAGGATTAATATACTTTATACCTTTTATTTCCAATTACTTTTCCTCCATAAATTTAAACTTTGTTATTATGATCTCAATAAAAATAAATATAATACATAAGTTCTATTTGTCAATAGTATATGGGCCAATATTCTGGCCCATATCTTACTATGCATCTGGTAATAGATCTGGAAATTTACATTGACATCTTATTGCATCTATAAAGATATGCCACTGATTTAATTTATGTTTTTGTCTTTGTATAAACATGTTTCTCAGAGTTTTATAATTAAGACAAACAACTCTATTTTGTAAAAATCCTTCAGGTAAATTCCATTTTACTCTTTCTAAACTATCACCAATAAGCATTCCCTTTTCAGTAAAATCTTTGGTTTCTTTTTTAAGTATATCATTAAAAATATCAATCAATCTCTGGTCGGTTCCATGCTCAAAATCATCCAATGTAAGAGGTCTATTTTGAA